CGTCATTTTTAGTCTTGGTACGCTTTACGGAAGCAGGTTTCCACTTTTGTGCTATTTCTAAGAAATCTTTTTTGACTGTCTCGTTAAAGTAGTTATATTTCATAGCATCTTTCTCGACTTGCCTCCATCTTTTGCCTTCTGCCTTCTTGATAATCTCAATTTTACGCATGGCTAGTATTTCCTCAACTAAATCGTCAACGGTGTTACCTTCTATCTCTTTATCCGTAAATGGTTGCATACCATGAGTCCATTTGTTAACTCTAACGTATTCACTTACCCAAGCAGGCGGCATTTCAAACTCTCTAGCCATTTCTTCGGTTGTTAAGTTGCCTCCCGCTTCGGAATACGCCTTTTTCATGGCTCGGTGTTTTTCACCTTCCACTACATAGAAACCATCTACTGCTTCCATCACTACCAAGTATTTATCTGCTGCTTCATCGTGATATACTTTTGTTCTTTCATTTATGACAGCATGATATTCTTCTTTATCCTTAAAAGGACTATTACCCTCTTTCATCCATCGCTGTATCGCTGAACGCCAAGCATTCTTTGAGCGTTTTGGCTCAACTTCGTGTAGAAACTCGGCAAACTCACTAATATTACTAAAACTTCTATCTTTCGCAAACTTCTCGATGAGGTCTTTGCCTCCATGCACCCTTCGCATAAACAAAGGTTATTTGAAGGGATATATAAGTATTAGCATAATAATTTCTATTGTTTTGGTCTTTTACAAAATAAATAAACCGCTAGACTGCTAGCCTGTCTGTAATTATTTTTATTTCTTCTATAATATGTTTGGTAAAGCCCCTTACCCTCTATTAGTTAACGTAGTTAACTTCTCTATACTAAAGAAAAAAATAAAAAAATAAAAAAATATAACGCAGTAAAGCGTTTAATTCTTTCAGTAAATCGAAAAAACATTAAAAAAAATAAAAACGAAGTATTAAACGTCAATTAAGCCCTCGATATGATATGGCCGAGCGTAGCAGGTGGAATATATTTCGTGGTAACACCAAAAAAGAGAACCCTAATCCAATTATACAAAGAGCAGGTATGATGATTGAACCTTTCAATCAAGTAGCGGGCGTACCCGATATTGTACGTGATACTGAAAGATTGAGAAAAGACAGTAACCACGACAATGAGTTTGACCTTTACGATAGTATGTTAAAGTTAGACCCCGAATTGAACGGTGCTGTACGTGCGGTATCTCTTACTGCTAACAACTATGAAATAAATTATGCTAAGGGTAAAAACTCACAAATAAGAGAGGCGGTACGTGAGTTAGTAGAAGATACTCTCGACTTTGATGACATTATGATAAATGCTATGCGAAGTCTTATGGTCTACGGTAATGACATAAACAAAATAGTAGGTAAGGAGGGTGTGGGTATCACAGACATACAAAGTTTGCCGATAAAACAAATAACAATCGTTGATGAAAGAGGCGGTCTAGGTTCTTACTTTGTTGCTGATGAAGATAACCCTGTTATCGAGGCTAACACGTATATGCTTAGGGAGGCTACTTCATATGAACGTGCTATTCCTAAAAATGAAATACTACACATAAGGATAGATTACCGTTCTAATTGGTTCACCGATAACAAACTACGTAGAACCTACGGTGTGTGGGGCGCGAGTAGATTTACGTCGCTAAAGCAACCAATACGCATGAAATATAATAGTATGAACAATCGTGTTTCTTTAGAGGACTCGATGACAAAGCAGTTTATCACGATTGACAAATCTGCTATTGAACACATACAAGACCCTGCTGAACAGGCACAAAGACTCCAACATATTATGGATGAAGTTATTACTCTATTCGAGGGGCTGCGAGGCGACCAAATACCTGTACTTCCTCATTACGTAGAATTACATCACGTAGATGTAGGCAACAGTTTGCCAAACAACACAGGATTCCTAGACACAATTAACGCAGATATAGCGGCTGTACTACAAGTACCTAGAGTAGCAGCAGGTCAAGAAAAAGGCTCAACATTCGCTGCAACATTCAACGCTAACCTTTGGGCGGTGCAGGCCATAAGCCGTATGCACAGAATCTTGAGTGAATCAGCAACAAAAATCTTTATGATGCACTTAGACTTGTTAGGTATCTCTTACCGCAAGCAAGATTTACCCACAATTAAGTTTGAGGCTATGGACAGCGAGACACCACTTAATATCATGCAAAGAACAGTCATGGGTTATAACGCAGGACTTCTTACACTAAACCAATCCTTTGATTTACTTAACCTACCAACCATAGGTAAAGAAGGTGATGAAAGGAAAATGACAGAAGCGCCAAAGCAAGTAGGGGATTTACCAAGAGAAAACTCACAGGATGGTGCGAGCGACCTTGTGGAATGAGTATCTTCTGACAGGTATATACACGATTTGCTTCCTAATGGGGGCTTTATTAGGCAAAGTATTAATAAGACATAAGGGTAGTGGAAAGAACATGGCTCAGATGAAAATGACAAATCCAAACGAAACTTTGATGTTGACTTTTGGTATGGGTGTCGTCATGGCTTGGGTAGTTATAGCAGCCACAGCGTCTTACTTTAGTATAGTAGAACAACGTGATATTTCAGACTCACAACTTACAGTAATTGGTCTATTAGGTGGTCCGGCACTTCTTATTATAACAAGCGTACTAGATTTATTTAAGGGTAAAGAAAGTGCTAAAATTGCAGTATTACCGGACAGACTAAGTGCTGACGTTCAAGCAACTGACGCTGAAAAGACTCACGTAAGATTACTAGAAGAGTTTAAGATGAAGCATGACCTAGAAATGGAGAAAATGCAGAAAAAACACACTTTAGATATGGAGGCATACCAAATTACTAACGCAAAACCGAAGGAGGCGAAGAAATGAATAATAGCATTTGGTGTGGTTTCTGTACTTTAGGTAATTGTTTTGAATGCCCCGAAGGTCAAGAGTAGGTTAATAAGACATTCCTTGACTGAACAATATCATGTCGTGTGGATGCGGTTGTAGTGGCGAAGTAGTAGCATACGAAGAATGGGATGAAGAAGAAGATGTTACGGCTGCCGAGTATCAAGGTCGCCAAGTTACTCTCAATAAGCCTTTTCGTACAAAAGGTGCTTCTAAAAAGTTCGGAGTATATACTAAAAATGGTAGCGGTAATGTAGTCATTGTAAGATTTGGCGACCCTAACATGGAAATCAAAAGAGATGACCCCGCTAGAAGAAAAGCGTTTAGGTCTAGGCACAATTGTTCAAATCCGGGGCCGAAATGGAAGGCTAGATATTGGTCTTGTAGACAATGGCGTGGCGGTAAAAAGGTCGAAGCAGAAGATGGTAGCCCGTGTGGTTGCGGTTGTAATGATGAAAATGCAGAAGCAAAAGATGCAGATGACCCATGCACAGAAGGTTACGAACAATACGGTATGAAAATGAAAAACGGTAGAAAAGTACCAAACTGTATTCCTATTAAGAAAAAGGCTGACGAAGTAGAGGCAGCAGAGCCAACACCAAAAGATTCTGAAACACACGGAGAATATATGTCTAGGTGTCAAGAAGCAGGATATTCAAAAGAAGAATGTATGAAAGCACACGAAGGTCATAAGTTTAGCGACCAAGACGAAGCGCATGAAACACATGAAGTAGAAGGTTACTATGATGATGAAAAGAAAAAAGCATCTGTATGCGGCATCGGTGAAGAAATGATAGATGGTGAATGTAGAAGAGTTGCAGTTACTTTAGACTTAAAACTAGAAGAGATAGAAGCAAAACTTATCGCAGAAACAGGAAAAACCGTCTACGAAATAAGAGGTATAGCATTCCACGAAGGTATGAATAAGAATAATTGGTCTTTAACAATAGAGGGCGCAAAAAATGTCGCACAACAAATGAAAGATTCAGATTTAACACTATATCATCCGGCAGCAAATGAAAACGGTGCAGGATTCACAAGAAATGAAGAAGGTTTAGAAGAATCTAACGTCGGCAGGATAGTTGGCGCTTCTTTCTTCAAAACAGAAGGTGGTTATGAAGTTAGGTATGTAGCACACGTAACACAAACAGAATTATTCCCAAGTTTAGCATCCGGTTTATGGAAAGAAGATGGGTACGGCGTAAGTATTGGCGGTTCAGGTATTCCTGTATCAGCAGACGAAAACGGACTTGTATTTGGTGAAGATTTTACTTTTGACCACTTAGCATTGGTTGTAAAACCTGCTTATGATAGAGCAAACGTAGAATCTATTGAAAAAATAAAAATCGAAGAAGAAATGATAGCGAGTGAGCCAACCTTTATAGGTCATTCAATTGCTGACGTTAATCAACCAACGGTGAAAAGTATGACCGAAGAAGAAAACATAGAAACAAATTATGAAGCACAAATCGAGGCTATGCAGGCTGAGTTAGTTTTGGCTAACAGCCGTGTCGCTGAGTTCGAGGCTCAAGTGGCCGCAAAAGCAGAAGAAGAAAGAATGACTTTAGTTACTAAAGCATCTGAGTTGGGAATGTCCGGCCACGATGACCTTTCTACTCCTACATTAGAAACACTTATCGCATCTTGGGAAGAAGCGCACCCTGCGCCAACTCCTGTTGAGATGACACCTATTGCATCTGAGACAAAACCTGTCGAAGCAGTAGAAGCATCAGAAGCGCCACAAGTAGCAAACTACTTGAATGGAAGAATGGTAGCAAACGATGAAGCAGTTTACGCAAAGGCATTTAACCTTTGGGCTAACACATGGAACAAAACACTCGCAGGAGCAGAAAGAACAAGAATGTCTGCACCTTCGTACAATGACATCAAGGAGATGAGATAAAATGGTAGCATATTCAGGAAACGACCCAGTACACGTAGTAGATATACAAGAAACATTCGCAAGCAAAGGACTAGTAGTTAAATATCACGCAAGTGGTATTCTAATGACTGCATCAGTAGACGATACACCAATCGGCTACACAATGGCAGAATCAAGCAGAGATGCAGATTCAGCATTGGAAGCAGCAGGAACAGGAACAGTATCAGTTCTTCCTCTTGACGGTATTTGTTATCTCAAAGCAGGTGCAGCAATCGCCGCACCTAAGTTTGGGCTACCTATCTACCTTACACAAACAGCAGGACTAAACGGTTGTGTTGATGATGATTCCTCTAACTCGGCAACCCTAGTAGGTTATTACTTCGGTGGTGAAGGCGCTATTGCAGCAGGAGATTACATTCCTGTATCTTGTTAGATATATGAATTAAATTATAGGAGATGAATGATATGAACAATACATTAGAAGAAATATTAAACCCAACAGCAGCAGTCGGCCCATTTTCAGTTGGAGATGCAGTCTTAGAGCAAACTCTAAGAGACTTTATCCAACTACAATCTAACACAATCGCTATCGCAACCGATTTAGTCGGTGTTCGTAGCGTACCTTGGTTAGAGTTTAAGTGGTACACAGGAGTAGTAGGTACATTTAGTTATCCATTAGATGACGTTGCACTAACTGACCCAACCAACCTAGGAACAGCAAACTACACAACCAAACTCGAAAAGGGTCAAGGTCGTGTTACTTTCCTAGATGCAGTACGTCTACGTGGCGAATCTTTCGAGAACATTGACCGTCAACAACTTGCTATCGTAAGAGCAAGGGCTGACACAATTGACAACCACATACTATCAAAACTTTACGGTGGTGCAGGTGCAACAGCAGTTGCAGCAACACAAGTATTCGGACACGCAAGTGCAGACGAAGAAGGCGACATCCTAAAGTGTATGGACAACATCTTTGCAGAAGGTAGAGTAAGCGGTAACGAACCACTTGCACTAGTACTACCTGCTGATACTAGAAGTGCTATCCTAAACACAACTCTATACGGAAACGTAGTAGAATCACTAGGCGACCACTTGGCTAGAATCGCATCTATGTCTATCTCTTACACAAGAGATTACGGAAGCGGAAATGCAATCGGAAACGATGCACTAATGCTAATTCCGGGCGCAGATACAGCCGAGTTTTTCACATACAACGGTGAAGGCTTTACAGAAACAGAATTGACAAGATTGCCCGGAGTTGGGTTTGATTGGCTTCTTACTTCTTACATGGGTAGCGTTATCCACGAACACCAAGATGGCGCATCATCCGGTACTAACAGAAGGATTCTAAAGTTGACCGGAGTACGTGCTTAAATACGTACGGTGGTTAAATGCCTAAAGAAACTAAAAAGACTTCTGCGAAGAAGGCTACAAAGCCAAAGGCGGCTGCAAAGAAAAAGCAGCCGTCTAAGGCTAACCTTGCTACCCAACTAAAGGATGCAGGTATATTGTTGCCCGAATCAGCAGATGTTAAAGAAATGGAACATCGTTTGAAACATTGGAAAGCAGGTAATGGTTATTTGGTAAGAGTACACCGAAACGCAGGCTCAAGATATGCAGGACATCCTCTAGCATTACTAGATTCACCTAGAAAAGCATTGTATTGGCTTCCTCCTAGCGATATGACTGATAAAATAATTGCTACACAAAGAGTAGTAATAGTTGGTCGCTCGGACAAACCTTCATCTAACACTATATTCATAGACGTACCATTAGACTATGAGTAGAGGTGTATGAATGTCATTTGATGTAGGAGAGTTAGTAGTAGACCAAAACACTACTATTCTTGATACAAATATTACAGCAAATCAAATACGTGATTTACTGAACAGACCTAGAGGTTTAAACGGGGCTACTATTATAGAGTATCTTAATATACGTATTCCCGAAGTACAAAAGAAAGTACGTAAAGCAACATACGTAGGGGTAGACTCTACAAATGCACCACTTACTGCACACATAGAAAGTGCAATTAAGTTTATGGTATGTGTTGATTGCTTAAGAGTACTCATAGATACCATACCTGCTGTTGTTCCCGAAAAAGAACAGGGTACAGCAGACATCCGTTATAATCAACAGTTAGCCTCATTCGAGAGGCAAGCGAAGTCGCTATTAAGTGCAATAGAAGAGAAGGGCGGCACAGCATTTTATACAAAGGCCACAGCCGCAAAAACAAGCGGTACAAAGAGTGGTGAGTTGTCCGGTTCTCTCTCTTCGCAATAGAGGTGAGATAGATGACTGACAGAACATGGAATGGTTCACAAACTACCGATTATAATACTGCTGCTAATTGGACACCTAGCGGTGTTCCTGCATCGGGGGATAATATTACTTTTGATGACACTTCTGATGGCGCAAATGATTGTGTTATAGATGGTGTTACAGATGCAGTATGGAATAATATTACTATCGCGTCTAATTTTTACGGAAAATTACAAACTAATGGCACAGTAGTAATAGAAATACAGGGCGCTATGGTAATAAATAAAGCAGACTGTCTTAAGTTTGATGGTACAAACACAGTAAACTTTACAGGCAACCCCGCAGCAGTAGGTATTACTACATATGATGGCGCGGGTACAGCGTACACCAAAGCCTTAATTAGTTTTGGCGCAGACACTAGTGTTTGGAACACAGGTAGAGATAATACAGCATTTATTTTTCCAAGCCATTCATTTAGTATGGTGGATGGTGTATATCCTAAGTTTACTTTTACGGGAACACTAAAAGCAAAGAAAATATACTCCGATACTTCACGTACTGAGTTTAACAATTATGGTTCTGTTGATATAGCACAACTTACTGCTAACAATGTTTCTTCTGATAACTACGATATATACGATTATACCAAAGAGTTTTTGTTTGAAGGTAGTATAGCGGCCATTGGTGATACCTTTAGGTTCGGTCATACTACTGCTAGATTTAAGGCGGTTAAATCATCATCTTATGGTAAAGTTGAGTTTCCCGTTACGGGTTCATCTGTCTTTGCAGACACGACTTCAAAAAACTTTACGGCCCAATATCATAAGTTAGTAATTGAAGCAAGCGATAATATAAATAACTATTGGCAAATCCCTGCGGGGCTCACAATAGAGTGTAATGAATTAGTAATAAAAGATGGTGGTAGGATTTATGGAGAAGTAGGAATAGATGTTAAGGCCGCCACTATAAAATGTGTAAAAAGACCTACAATTAGAGGCGATTGGAACATGAGACAAATAGCAGATGGTGTTTATGAAACCATAGGTGCTATTAGTAATACGCCTGTTTATCATGGAGGTACAGGGCTGCAAACAATTCCTGTCGGTGCAATACTTTATGGTAATGGTAATGGTACAATATCCGTATTAAATCCGGGCAATAATGGACAGGTTTTAAAATTAGCAAACGGTGTGCCTGTTTGGGATGACGCATAAGATTAATAGGACACACGGTATTGAATAAAAACAGGGGGCGTACAGCATGGCAGAAAAATTAACAGACAATAAAAACATCTTCCTAACTACTGAAAGCGAAAGGCTAGCAGTAACGCCCCATACACAACATTTGTATAAAGATGCAGATGCAGGATTTTTATTCTATGGAGACGGTTCAACTGTCGGTGGTACTTCTGTTGACGTAAGACCGGCAACAACTAAAACTGCTGACTACACACTACTTCGTAAAGATGAAGGTAGGTTAATTGTTTTTAATTCCGGTAGTGGTTTAACACTTACTATCCCAACTAATGCTAATGTTCCTTTTGTGAATGGTTTAACTGAAATACACGTACTAAATATAGGTGCGGGTGCAATAACACTCTCCGGTGCATCGGGAGTAACAGTTAGTGGTACTACTTCTTTAGCACAATATGCTAAAGCAACTATCAGAAAAACAGGTACAGATGCTTGGGTAGTTTTAGCATCTGTTGCTGCGGAAACAGGAGACATTGAGGGTGTAATAGCAGGAACAGGTTTAGGTGGTGGCGGTACTTCCGGCACAGTAACTCTAACTAACACAGGCGTAACATCCATAGTAGCAGGTACTAATATTTCTATAAGTGGTGCTACGGGCGAAGTAACAATAACAGGAACAGATACAAATACACAACTCACAACAGAACAAGTGCAAGACATAGTAGGTGGTATGCTTGTAGGTACTGAAACACGCATTGGTGTTTCTTATGACGATACAAACGGAAGGATTAATTTTATTGTTGATGACATGACCGCTAACACCCAACTAACTACCGAAGAGGTACAGGATATTATAGGTGCTATGATTGCAGGAAATACCGAGAGTGGTATAACCGTAACATACGATGATACTAATGGTAAACTAGACCTTACCGTAGCAAGTCAAACAGAAAATAGTTTTACGACAACATTAAAAAATAAATTAGATGGTATAGAGGCTAGTGCTACTGCCGACCAAACTGCGGCAGAAATAAGAGCCTTAGTCGAAGCGGCTACTGATTCTAACGTATTCACAGACGCAGACCATAACAAACTAGACGGTGTTGCAGCAAGTGCTAATAACTACGCTATCTCATCAGATTTATTAGACGAAGATAATATGGCTTCTAATTCAGCAACTAAGGTTGCTAGTCAACAGTCAATAAAAGCCTATGTAGATTCCGAAGTTGCAGGAGTTGTAGATTCTGCACCGGCAGCACTAAACACACTTAATGAGTTAGCGGCAGCATTAGGAGATGATGCTAATTATGCAACAACAACTTCTACTGCTTTAGGCAACAGATTACGCACAGATACCGATAGTCAAGGGCTTACTTCTACACAACAAGGTAATGCTCTAACAAACTTAGGTATTACTGCTACTAAAGCAGAAATAAACATTCTCGATGATGGTCTTTCTGCAAGTGATATTCCAAGCCTAGCGGCAAGTAAAATTACAAGTGGTACATTTGCAACAGCAAGAATAGCAGATGATGCAATCACCGCAGGTAAATTAAATGTAACCGGAGACGGCTCTGCTACACAATTTTTACGTTCAGATGGTGATGGTTCTTTTACATGGGCTGTTCCGACAGATACAGATACAAATACTCAATTAACACAAGAACAGGTTGAGGATTTCGTAGCAGGGGTAATCACAGCAGGTACAAACGTAAGTGTTACTTATGATGACGCAGCAGGAACATTAACTATTGCTTCAACAGATACAAATACGCAGTTAACAACAGAAGCGGTACAAGATATAGTGGGGGCTATGCTTGTTGGAACAGAAACAAGAATCGGTGTAACATACGATGACACTAACGGTAGGATTGATTTCGTAGTTGACGATATGACAGCCAATGATAACACACAACTTTCTACCGAGCAAGTGCAGGATATTGTCGGGGCTATGTTCTCTTCAAATACCGAAACACGCATTACTGCTACCTACGATGACACTAATGGAAAAA